GTCGTATAACAGCGGCGCTGGCAACGCGAACCATATGTGGTTCTTGAACACCAAGTACCTGCACTTCCGCCCGCACAAAGATCGTAACTTTGTGCCGATTGGCGGCGAGCGGCAGGCCGTTAACCAAGACGCCATTGTGAAGTTGATCGGCTGGGCGGGTAACTTGACCTGCTCGGGCGCTCAGTTCCAAGGCGTGCTGATTGATTAAGAGGGCAAACAAATGTCTATTTCTGTAAGCAATATGATTGGTGTGTCGCTTGAATACACCGACACCTCGCCCTCGTTTGCCGTTGGCACCGTCGTCAACCTGAACGACGGCGGACAGGCCCTGTACGTGCAGGCGGCCTCAACTTGTGCAACGTGGTCGGCTGTGACCGTCTCCGTTGACAACAAGGTGGCTCCGCTGACCACGACCAACTCTGCCAATTCCAAGGCGGTTGGTTTCGCACAGGTGTCCATTGCCTCGGCTTACTACGGCTGGGTGCAGTTGGGCGGCAAGCCCCGTGTTAGCGTGTTGGTCGGCTGCCAGCCGAACGTCCCGCTGTTCACGACCGCAACTCCGGGCGCTCTTGACGACGCCACGGTGACTGCGGGCTTGGTGGCGGGCCTTGTGGCAACGACGTCGGCGGCCTCGGCCTCCGCTGTCACTTGCATTGCCGGTTATCCCCATGTCCTGACGGGGTTGAACGCGTAATGCAGCCTCTGGAGATCACGGTACAGGCGGCGGGTACGGAGGAGGAACTATGTTCCAACATCCGCTCGGCGCTTGCCCGTGGTCTGCCAGAACTGACCCTCGCTCCCACCAAACACGATGGCAACATGGTGTTGGTGGCGAGCGGGTGGTCTATGCCCGATTTCATAGACGAAATCAAAGCGCACCGCAGGGCCGGACGGCCCATTGTGGCAATCAAGGCGGCGCATGATTTCTTGTGTGAAAACGGCGTACAGCCGGACTTGTGGATCAACCTTGACCCGCGTGACCGCACGAGCGGCATCAAACTGCTGAACGATCACACGATTTATATGCCAGCCTCGCGCTGCCCGCCCTCCACGTTTGACTACCTCAAGGGTAGGAAAATGCTGTTGTGGCACTCGTGGGCGCCGGGGCCGGAGATGGAAGCCATTGGCCCGGGCAAGGTTGCCGTGGGCGGCGGCACGACCTCTGGCCTGCGTGCCGTCAACATCGGGTACTTGCTGGGGTTTCGTAATTTCACGATGTACGGCTACGACAGTTGCAACCGTGCAGATGGCCTAAAGCGGTTTACGGGCGAATACACCGGCCCCTCGGTTGACATCTGGGTGGGCGGCCCCGAAGGCAAGAAGTTCAACTGCAACATGGCGATGGCCCAACAGGCCAACGAGTTTCAAAAACTGTTTTCGGTCATGGGCGATATAACGGTAGACGTTAAAGGGCCGGGGCTGATTGCTGAAATCATGCGTGTACGCCACGAGCGGAAGGCAGCCTAATGGCAATCCCGTCCCGCGTGTTGAACAGCGGCGTTACGCAATTGTCCACCGTGTCAATTTGCGGCGATGGAAACGCGAGCGTAACGGCAGCGGGTACGTCGGCAGGCGATGCCACCACGCTGACGTATGTATACAACAATGTCACGACCGTAGGCGCTGGCGCAGGCGTCAAATTACCGCCGACCGAGATGGGCGAAACCATCATTGTCAAGAACACAAGCGCCAATCCGTTGACGGTTTACCCATACAACACGAGCAGCAGCATCAACAACGTAGGGTTTGGCACGATCAACCCTGACTGCTCGGCTTTGTTCTTTGCCGTAAGCAACACGCTGTGGGAGGAACTGCAAGGTTTTGGCCGCTCAGTGCCGATCCTGCATTACGGGTCTTTTTCGGACACCACATTGCAGGCTATTACGTCCATCAATACCGCCTACGCAATGACCTTTAACACTACCGACGCCTCTAACGGTGTGTCCATCGGCTCGCCTACCTCGCGGCTTGTGGTAGATAACCAAGGCGTCTATAACGTGCAGTTTTCGGCGCAGTTGGATGAAACATCGGGCGGCACGGCCAATATCTACATTTGGCTACGTAAAAACGGCACAAACGTGGCAAACACGGCCAGCACCGTTGCCATACAAGGCACAGCAGCACGAACGGTCGCCGCATGGAACTTTATTATTCAACTTGAACCCACTAATTACGTCGAATTGATGTGGGCAAGTGATTCGGCAAACACTAGACTACTCGCTGCCAGCGCCACAAGCGTTTGGCCTGCAATTCCCTCGGTCATTTGTACCATCACACAGGTCAACAACCTGTAATCCCCACAGGAGCAAGGACAATGCCATTAGACAGCGATGTTTCTAACGCCGACGCACAGTTGCACGTTGAGTTTTACGTCAAGGACGATGGGCCGGGTAAGGGCAAGACCTATTGCCGCATCATGGCCCCGGGCGATAAGACCAACATCATTGACCAGCCAAGCCGCGACGAACACAAGGCGCGGTTTCCGCGCCAGTGGCTGTACTTTCAGACGCAGCAAAGCGACGGCGTGGCGGCAGAGATTGGCACCCCGCTGTCGGCATGGCATAAGGACGCTCCCGAGGAGATTACCCGCGACCAGATACAGGAGTTGGTAATCCTGAAGTTTGTGACGGTCGAGCAGTTGGCTTTGGCGTCGGACGCGCAGTTGCAGCGGATCGGCATGGGCGGCGTTGGGCTGCGTGAGCGGGCAAAAATGTACTTAAACCGCAAAAACCGCGTAGAAGCCACTGCCGAATTGGAAGATACGAAGCGTCAACTGGCCGAATTGCAAGCACAGATGGCGCAGTTGTTGGGCAGCGAACCGGCCAAGCGCCGTGGACGCCCGCCCAAGGAAACCTTAGCGGAGGCATAGCATGGGCAGCACGATGGTTCAACTTGTCCAGCAAGTAACAAACGAACTGGGCATCCCTACTCCGCAGACCGTAGCGGGAAACGCGAGTCAAGACATCATCCAGATTCTTGCGTTGATGAACGCCTGCGGTTACGAGTTGCTCCGTCGTGCTGATTGGCGCGAACTGACCCGCCAGCACACGTTTTACACCGAAGCCATCACGACCACGGGAACGTGGGCCGAGGACGTTGCGGTAATTACGGCTATTCCGACGACCGCAGGGCTGTCTACGCAGTACCAAGTGCAGGGCGTGGGCATCCCCAACGCTACCTACGTCACGGCTGTAACGGGCGCTACGTCGGTCACGTTGAACTACGCCCCGACGTCCTCGGTTGTAAATGGTCAGGTCATATTCCAGAAAGTGAAGTACGACCTGCCTGCCGATTACGTCAGCACGGTTAACCGCACCCATTGGGACAAGAGCAAGCGTTGGGAAATGCTCGGCCCCGAGTCGCCGCAGCAATGGGAATGGCTGCTGTCGGGCTATATCAGCACCGGCCCGCGTATCCGTTGGCGTCTGCTTGGCAAGTATTTCCAGATTTGGCCGGGCATGAATGGCGGCGAGTTGCTCGGGTTTGAGTACCGCAGCGCCGCATGGGCCGAAAGCGCCCTTGCCGTGCCAAAAAACAGTTTTACCGCCGACAACGACACCTGCGTTTACCCCGACCGCGTGATGGTTCTGGGTACAAAACTGAAGTATTTTGAGGCCAAGGGCTTTGATACGACGGCTTTGTACCGCGATTACCTTGCAGAACTTGAAACGGCCATCGCGCAGGATACGGCAGCGGCCAACCTGTCGTTTGCCCCGCGTCCGGGGACGGTGTTGATCGGTTACGACAACATCCCTGACAGCGGTTACGGCACGAGCAGCACGTAATGGCATCGCCCGTTCGCAGACGGCTAGTACAGCGCACCACGGCCAACGTGGCGTCCCTGCCTGCCCCGGTGGGCGGGTGGAACGCACGCGATGCGCTGGCAAACATGGCACCTACGGATGCCGTGTATTTAGAAAATATGTTCCCGAGCGTGTCCAACGTCAATTTGCGCGGTGGATACGTCAAACACGCGGTCGGACTGCCTGCCGAAGTGCAGACGCTGATGACCTACAACGCAGGGTCGGACGTAGAACTGTTTGCCATCAGCGACGGCAAGATTTTCGACGTTACCTCGGCGGGTACGGCAGGGTCGGCGCTGGTCGCCAGCCTTTCCAACTCGCAATGGGAGTACACCAACGTCACCACGGGCGGCGGGCAATACCTGTACCTTGCCAATGGTGTGGACAAGCCCCTGTTGTTCAACGGGACAACATGGACGCCCATTGACGGTGCGTCTACGCCAGCGATCACGGGCGTCACAACGACTAACCTAATCCAGCCGACCTTGTTCAAGAACCGAATGTGGTTTATTGAAAAGGACACCTTAAAAGCATGGTATTTGCCGGTAGCATCGGTTGGCGGTGCGGCAAACGTGCTAGACCTGTCGAGCGTCATGCACTTGGGCGGCAAGTTGCAGGCAATGGCGACTTGGACGATTGACGCGGGCTACGGCGTTGACGACAACCTTGTGTTCATTTCTGACCAAGGCGAGGTGGCCGTATATCGCGGCACCGACCCAACGAGCGCGTCCACATGGTCGCTGATCGGCGTCTGGATCATTGGTGCGCCAATTTCCCGTCGCTGCATGGCGAAGTACGGCGGTGACTTGCTGATTTTGACGTTGGACGGGTTGATACCGTTCGCCTCGGCGCTGCAATCGTCGCGGCTCGACCCTAACATTGCCCTATCGGACAAGATACAAGGCGCATTTGCGGCTGCCGCACGCACGTACAAGGACACGTTCGGCTGGGGGTTGCTCTACAACCCGCTTAACAACGCCCTAATCGTCAATGTGCCTGTATCAACCGGGCAACAGCAGTTTGTGATGAACAACATTACGAAGGCGTGGTGCAACTTTACGGGTTGGAACGCGGCGTGTTGGGCGCTTGTGGACAACGAGCCGTACTTTGGCGGCAATACCTACGTCGCAAAGGCATGGACGACAGGCGATGGCGGGTATGCCGACGATGGCGAACCCGTCCGCACCAAGGCGCTGCAAGCGTTCAACTACTTTGAGACACGCGGCGTTATCAAATACTTCACCCGCGCACGCCCAAGCATCTTCAGCAACGGCCAGCCTAGCGTGGTTATCGGTATCAACACCGATTTCCAGACGGCAGACCAGACCGGCGCGGTGTCATTCTCGCCCACGGTGGCGGGTCTATGGGGCGTCGGGTTGTGGGACGTCGCGCTATGGGGTAGCGATGTGGTCATCACCAATAACCAGTCGGGCGTCACCGGCATTGGCTATTGCGGGGCCATATCGTTCAACAGCAGCAGCGAAAACTTGCAGATTCAATGGGCATCAACTGACGTTGTGTATCAAATCGGATGGGCTGGAATATAGTCAGCGGCCCCCATGTGGGCCATTGGGTCATGTCTCGCACTGACGGGGCGTATAACGCTGACCGTTCAGCCGCCATTGGGCTGGAAAAGGACGGCGAACTGGTCGCCGGTACGGTGTACGAGATGTGGAACGGCAAGTCAGTCGTGTGCCATATCACTTGGGATCAGATCACCCCGGCTTATTTGGCAGCGGTGTACGACTATCCCTATAACGTCGCAAATGTTGATAAGATCATAGGGCCAATCAGCAGCAACCATACCCGGGCGCTCAAATTGGTCACGAAAATGGGGTTTTCAGAGGAAGCGCGGATCAAGAACGCCGCTCCCGATGGAGACATTGTTTTTATGACGCAGACACCAGAACGGTGTCGTTATTTGGAGCCTCGGTATGGGCAAAAGATCACCGGCACCGCCGCCAACACCTGACTACGCCGCGATTGCGCGGCAACAAGGTCAGGAGAACATTGAAGCCGCCAAAACGTCGGCTTATATGTCTAACCCCAACGTCTACACGCCGACAGCGCAGCAGACGGTTACGTGGCAAAAGACTCCGCAATTTAACCAGTCGGAATACGACAAGGCGATGGCCGAATTTCAGGCCAAGTCGTCGGCTGGCGTAGAAGGCATTGCCGAACCGACTAAGGATCAATACACCTCGTATGTTGAGCAGCCGACCGTCCGCCAAGAGTTAGTCGGCCCGGCCAAGGACATTTTTGCCACGCAGCAACAAGCCGAGCAGGCGATGGGCCTCTTGGGGCTGCGCGAAATTGGCGACCTCAACAAGTTTCTTGCCCAAGACTTCCAAGCCCAACTGCCGCAGATTCAGACGGCATTGGCAAACTACGGCCAAGTCGCGCAGACGCCAAACTTAGCCCAATACGGTCAAGCGGGTGGCGTTGCAGCAGGCACGGGCGGAGCGGTCTCGGGTGCGCCCACGCCGACAACCTTGCAAACCGGCTTTACCGCCGACCAGATGCCCGGTGCGTTTACCTCAACAGGGCAAGCAGGGTCGAACGTCAACGCTTTGACGCTGCCAAATGCTTACGACCTATACCAAGGGCAGGCATATTCCAATATCGGCCCCACGGGCGCTGTAAGCGGCGCACCGAACCTTGCTGGCATGGGTCAGGCAGGGACGGGTGGCGTGCAGGCGGGGGCTGGAGTCCCCGGACAAGTCAACTTTGCCGCGTATGGTCAGGCGGGTGCAAACGTCACCCCGACAAACGTGGCTTACGGCCCGCAAGCGGGTCAGTATGGCATGGCGCAGGGCGGCCCCGGCGCGTACAACCTCGGCCAATTGAACCTTGCCGGTGTTGGCGGTGTGCAAGGCGCTCCCACGGGCGGGCAGTTTGGCACCGCAACGGGTGGCCCAGGTGGCGTGCAATTTGGCGGCCTTGACCTGTCTGGACTCGGTGCAGCGCAGGGTGGCCCGAGCGCAGGTCAATTTGCCGCTGGTATGGGGCCGCAAGGGCTGTCTTTTGGTGGTTTTGACGCCTCGCGGTTTGGCGCGGGCGCTGGCCCGTCCGCTGGATTGTATGGTTTTGCAGGCGCTGGCCCCGGTGGGCTGAACCTCGGCGGGTTTGACGCCAGTCGCGTCGGCGGGTTGGCAAACGCCCCCTCGGGCGACCAGTTTGGTCGCGCCATTGGTGGCCCTGCCGCGCCGTCGCTTGACGCAAACCTTAACCTGTCGGGTGTAGGCGATGTGTCGCGCAACGTGCAGGAAGGTCGGTTTGGGTACGCACGCGGCGACCTTGCCACGCCAGAACTGCAACGTCAGTTAGCCACGCAAGGGTTGGCTGCGATGCCGGTCAACGCTGGCATGAACGCTCAGAGCGCCATCATGTCGCGCCTTGACCCGCAGTTGCAGCGCGAACGGGCGCAATTAGAACAGCGCCTTGTCAACCAAGGCTTGCGACCGGGCGGCGAGGCGTACAACGCCGAGATGGAACTGCAAGCGCAGCGTGAAAACGACTTGCGTACCCAAGCCGCGTTGCAGGGCATTTCGCTTGACGCTTCTATGCGTCAACAAGGGCTGGCCGAGCAACAAACGCTGGCCGACTTTGCCAACCAAGCCGCACAACAACAGTTTGGTTTGGGCGCACAGGGTCTTGGCCTTTACAACGAAGCATTGGCGCAGAATTTCCAACAATCGCTGGCCGCGCAATCCGCGCAGAACATGGCGCAGCAACAAGCGTTTCAGCAGCGTCTGCAAGCCGGTCAGTTTGGACAAGAAGCGCAGATGGCGTCTTTTGGCATGGGTCAGCAGGCCCAGCGGGCGATCAACGAGGCGCAAGGTCAAAACTTCCAACAGGCTCTTGCCGCACAGCAGGCGCAAAATGCAGCACAACAGCAAGGCTTTGCACAACAGTTGGCAGGCCAAGAGTTTGGGCAACAAGCCGCTTTGGCTGGATTTGGCACGCAGCAGCAAGCGCAACAAATGGCTAATCAAGCCGCTGCCCAAAACTTTGCACAAGGACAAACCGCACAGCAATTGGCTAACCAAGCCGCCGCGCAAAATTACGCGCAGCAACTTGGAGGCGCTCAATTTGGCCGCGAAAGCGCATTAGCCGGGTTTGAGACGCAAGCCCAATCCCAGCAGATCGCAAACCAAGCCCAAGCGCAAAACTTCCAGCAAGCGTTGCAAGCGGCACAGCAAGGCAACCAAGCCCAGCAGCAAAACTTCTTGCAGCGCGTAGCCGCAGGCGAGTTTGGCCGCGAGGCACAACTGGCGACGTTCCAGACGGGTCAGCAAGCCGCGCAAGCGCAGAATCAAGCCATTGGACAGAACTTCCAGCAAGCCCTTGCTGCCCAGCAGGCTGCAAACGCCGCACAAGCGCAGCAATACGGTCAGGCGGTTGGTGCTGGGGAATTCAACCGCGATGCGTTGCTGGCCCAATTTGGTATGGGTCAACAGGCAGCGCAGGCGTCAAACCAAGCCGTCGCGCAGAACTTTGCCCAAGCCCAAGCCGCTGCACAGATGCAGAACCAAGCGGGCGCACAGCAGTTTGGTCAGCAATTGTCGGCGCAGGAACTAGCGAACCAAGCGGTTGCACAGAACCAAGCCGCCGCAGCCCAGCAAGCACAAGTCAACGCCGCATTGCAGGGTCAGACCTTTGGTCAGCAGACCCAAGCCGCGCAGTTGACGAATCAGGCATTGGCGCAAAACCAACAGACGGCGCTACAACAGCAACAGGCCGCAAACCAAGCCCAACAGCAGCAGTTTGCCCAACAAATGGGGCAAGCCGAGTTTGCCAATCAGGCGCTCGCGCAGAACCAGCAGGCCGCTTTGCAGCGTTACCAAGCCATGTTGTCGGGCCAAGGCCAGCAGTTTGGTCAACAGGTCACGGCGCAAGAGTTGCAGAACCGCGCCCTTGCACAGAACCAGCAGCAAGCACTGGCGGCGTACCAAGCCAACCTTGCCCGTCAAGCGCAGGGCTTCCAGCAGGCTGGGGCGCAAGCAGAATTTGGCAACCAAGCGCAATTGCAGCAATACCAGCAAGCATTGGCCGCGCAAGCCTTTGCAAACCAAGCGCAGCAACAGCGGTTTGGTCAGGCTATGGACATCCAAGGGCTGTACAACGCATCAATCTTGCAAAACCAGCAAGCCGCGTTGCAGCAACAAGCCGCGCAGAACGCCGCACAGCAGCAGATGTACAACCAAGCCGCTGGCGCGGGTACGTTTGCAAACCAAGCCGTACAGCAAGCGTTGCAGCAGCAACTTGCCATGCGAAATCAGCCGCTCAACGAGATTTCAGCGTTGTTGTCGGGATCGCAAGTGCAAATGCCGCAGTTCCAAGGCTACAGCGGCGTATCGGTCGCCCCGACGCCGTACTTGCAAGCCATGCAAGCACAAGATGCTTCCGCAATGCAGCGTTACGGCATCCAAGCCAACCAAGCCGCCAGCAATATGTCCGGTTTGTACGGGCTGGCAGGCGCAGTCGCTGGCGCGCCCAGCGGCGGTTTCTTGCAAGGGTTGTTTAATTCAGACCGGCGCTTAAAGTCTAACGTCGTGCGTATCGGAACGCACCCGCTGGGTATTGGCGTGTATGAGTACGACATTGGCGGCAAACGCCAACACGGCGTAATGGCTGATGAAGTGGAAACTGTGTTGCCGCTAGCCGTATTGACGCGGCCTGATGGCTACAAGATGGTCAACTACGGACTTTTGTGAGGACATGACATGAACGGACGCCGCCCAATGAATATGCCGATGCAGCCCGACCGTCGCCCACAAGAGTTGGCGCGTGTTATGGCAATGCAGGAGCGCAACAGCAGCCTTAACAGCCCGTTTCCGCAACAAGCAATGCGTTCGTCTTCAGCGTATGCAGGCGCAACGCCTAACACGGCT